CTGGTCCGTGAGCCTGGCTGGTGTGGCTGATTTCTCTGACGCTGGCTACCAGATCCTTCGCATCACCGAGCAGAACACCGTGGCTGACAGCCTCCGTGTTAAGTTCGCTCGCGTGGGCCCCACTGGCACCGTTGAGACCGTCTACGGCTACGGCACCCTGACCGGCTACACCGAGTCCATCGAAGCTGGCTCGATCGTGTCCTGGGAAAGCACCATCGTTGGCTACGGTCCTTACGTGATCGAAATCGACGAGAACGCTGGCAACTGATCCGTTTAACAACTGAATAACAGGGACCCCGAAAGGGGTCTTTTTTATGGGAAACCTAGTCCAGCTTGCGTTGGCACATGTCTGATCTTGTATACAATTTAGACATTAGTACGTCGAAGGCGACGCAGGCGATTAACTTCTTTTTCAAGGATCTCGAGAGGAATGCTACTGGCGCCTCTGCAATCCTTAACAACGCATTCAACCAAGACTTTGAGACCAGCGTCAAGATTCAGTTTGAAAACAGCAAGGTCGTAGCAAAGGAAGTTGCCAACATTCAACAAGAATCCCAAAAGATTCAAACGGTATGGAAAGCGGTCAACGGCGAAGTAGGAAAAACTCCAGCAGAACTTAAGAAGCAGATCTCTATTCTTAAAGCTCTGCGAGACGACGTTGAAAAATACCAAAAAGGAACCGCAGCCCTTAACAAGGACTGGGTGATTCTAACGAAAAAAATCGAGGAGTCCGAGGCGGCCCTTCGTAAGATGACCGGCGCTTTTAACCAGGCTGACGCTGCTGGGAAGTCGGCCGGGCAGAGCATAATCGGTAGGTTCACGCTGGCGCAGGTTGCCGCTGGCTACGTGACAAAGGCGATTAACGGCATCGCTAACGGCATCAAGGCTGTCGCCCAAAGTGGAGGTCAACTGCAGGTCCTGGAGCTTACGCTGGAGGCCTTTACGGGTAGCGCGGAAGCCGCGACTAACGCCCTTTCTACCTTCCGAGAGATTGCGGCTACTACCTCCTTCAACCTTGAACAGGTGGCTGGCGCGGGTCAAATTCTGCTAGCGTATGGAGTCGCGACTGGCCAGGCGGTGGAATCGACCCGACAACTGTCGATTATCGCCAGTGCTACCGGCGGCGACATCCAGCTTCTTGCTAGGAACCTGGGACAAGTCGTCTCGCAAGGGCGGGCCTATACTCGAGATTTGACCCAGTTTGCAATTCAGGGTATTCCCATCTGGACTGAACTGGAGAAGGTTACTGGGGAAAACGTTGCAACACTCAAGGAGTTCGCAAAAGACGGAAAGATCGGCTTCCTAGAGGTGCAGGCGGCCCTTGACAACATGACACAGGAAGGGGGTGCGTTTGCCGAAATCGCCGACAGAATCGACCAGACCTGGATCGGTAAATTGCGCAAGCTGGAATCCAGCGTTCAGAACTTCTCTCTTGAGCTCATCAAGGGAACCCAGTACGCCGACGAGCTCTTTGGCAATCCGGCTACTGCTATGCTTGAGGCGTTCAACGTGGCGCTTAATGGCGTAGCAGAAAACATGACCTCACTTGTGAATGCTATAGCCTCCGCGGCCATCGCCGCTGGAGTATTCTTTGCTGCGCTTGCTGTTAGCAAGATTACCGCTACAGTGATTGCCCTTGGTGGCATCGTGTCTACGCTACAGTTGATCGCAAGCACCCTGACTACAGCCCTGCTTCCCTCGCTAGCGGCTTTGGCGGCAAACCCGGTCCTTTTGGCTGCAATTGCCGTTGGTGCCACCGCTGCTGCCCTCGCGTACACAGCACTTTCCGAGGCCAGTGACAGGGCTGCGGCCGAACAGGTCCTTGTAGCCAATGGTTTGACCGAGGTACTCGGCACTATCAATCAACTGAGTGCGATCGAGGGCAACGTCCTCTCTCGTTTTTACGATGGAGTCGGCTCCCAGGCCAAGTACTACAACGACCTTCTGACCGAGCAAGCTAAGAGGATTGGCGAAGCGGGCGCGGCCCTGGGTAAGCAAAGAGAGATTCTGCAGGGCTTGATCAGCATTGTCGAGCGCCGTTACGACATCGAAATCGACAAACAAAAGAGAGTTATCGAAGGTATCGACGAGCTGATCGCGGCCGAAGAGAAGAGAACTCAAAAGGCCATCCAAGCTATCAACAAGCAGTACAGCGAAGAGCGAAAGCAGATCAATGATACCTACAATGAAAGGCTTAAGGTTATCGATGCCGAGATCGCGGCTGAGCAAAAGCGTGGCCCTGCCGCTGAAAGGCTTTATCAATTTGAAAAGCAAGCCCTGACTCAAAAGATTGCGTCAGGTAAGTTAAGCGAAGAGGAACTACTGCGTGCACAAGCTCAGCTAGAGCGAATGGAGCAGCAAGAGAAAGTCCAAAAACTGCAAGAGGAGCGAGCTAAAATCAGGGCCGAGCAAGAGGCCAAGCTGCTAGAGTCTCAGGAAAAACAAAAGAATGCCATCGAGGATCTTGTAAAAGCACTTGAGAGTTACATTGGCGAGCAAGAGCAGGCCAAAAAACAAGCCGAAGACGCAATCGCCCAACAGGAAGAAGAGAAAAAGGCTGCAGTAGAGAAATACGATGCCATGCTGGAAAAGATTGACACGCAAATCGCGGAAACGCTCGAGGCGAATGACGCCCTTGGCGAGCAGGTTACTATAGTTGAGAATCTGGTAACCCAATATCAATTGGCCACTGACGAAGCGAACAAGCTGGCCGCTGCAGCTCAAAAGGCTCTCAATCTTCAGGCACAGGCCGGAGGCGGCGGTGAGGGGAGGTTTGCTGGCGGTCCCGTCAGTGGAGGCAAGACCTATACGGTGAACGAGCTTGGACAAGAAGCCTTCCTGTCTGCCGCTGGCAGGCTGAGCATGATCAACGCCCCAGCATTCGGTCAGTGGAGGGCTCCTGGTGCTGGTACCGTCATCCCAGCGCACCTTACACAGCAACTCAGCATACCTTCCGGCGGCGTTCGCGTGAATAGCGCTCCGACCAATAACGCGGGCAGGTCAGGTGGCGGCATGAACGCAATAGCACGCGCCCTCGGAGGACTCCAGGCCAGCGGAAACGTGCAAAACAACGTGACCATTCAAAGCTCGAACCCCGTCCAGGCCGCCAACCAGATGATGGTTCAGCTGACCAAGATCAAGCGAGCCCGCTACACCAGGTAGAATCGGTAAACTTAGCCAGTCCACGCGGTACTGGCATGTTTATCTTTGGTGGCCCCGAGGCCCTGGCCCAGGCTGCGTGGGATGCGCAGTGGGCAAAAGCAAGGGCGGCCGGCGTCCCAGATGTTCACTACACCGAGATGAACATGAGCGACCTGAAGAAAGCGTTCGCGTATTGCTACGGTGCCACCAAGGACATGTTTTCCGCAGACGAAGAGGGTGGTGCCTACGATATAATGAAAGCGGAATACGACGAGATGTTCGAGTATGTCGCATCGATCTCTGAGGAGCTTCGGATGGCCGTACTGCAGAGAAGGCATCAAATCATGGGCAGAAAGACCAAAGGGAATCGCGATTACTACATGAATCTGGCTGGCCTTGGTTCGGAATCCTAGTCCAGCTAATGCCCGTCGATGGCCCAGATAGGAATCTCGTTCACTCCATCGATCGGAACACCAGTTTACAACTTTGTGTTCGATAACTTCGGTTCGACGGACATGCCGCGGACCTATCAGGAGTCTGCTACCTTCTCCCGGTCGGCTAGCGGTGCATCCCTGATCGATGGATCGCCATACAAGCAGAAGTACACCTGGGCCATCTCTACAATCGTCCCTAAGGCCACTGCGATCTCTTTTGACGCAATGTTCCGCGCCTGGGACGAAGACCGCTCTGCGGGGCTTGCGGCGGCCTGCGGCGTGACGGATACGACCTTCGGCCCAACGGTCAATGCCTTCGTGGTATTCAGCGCAATGCCGACATACGTCCACCTGAGCCCGACTCATACTCTGGTCTCCTTCGGAATCATCGAGGTCTAATATGTCGTACATTGCAAACTCCGCCAGGGTATCGTCGCTCACTATCGATGGTATCGACTATACGGACGCCTTCGTATCTTTCACAGCCCAGGACGCTTCCGCTATCAAGAACGGTTGCGTCACCACAAGTGGCACTGTTGTCCTTGGCACAAAGCCCGGAACAAGCCTCGAGTCCTATGACAGGCTCCTGTTCCGCCGCGGCCAGCCCGTTGTTCTTGATATGGAATCCCCGGCTGGCGGCACTTACCGTCACCCGAGGGGTTTACTGTATGTGGTCGCAATCTCCTACAGTCCAGAAGACGAGATCGTAGAGATCGGCGTGACCTGCAAGATTGGTCTTGCGGCTTTGACTGGTAACGTTGAGGCGCTGCTGGCGCTGTCTCCGATTGATCTGGAGGTTACTCAGCAACAGTTCAGTAACATTGCGGCAGCCTTTGCTTCTGCTGGCAAGATCGTCTACCAGGACAATCAGGGCGCCCTCCAGGTTGTGGAGTTTTTTGGTGGCGACCTTTACGACTCAGTAACAGCGGGTGATTGGCTCTCTGTTGATTCCGTCACGGCAATGAGCGTGGCGCCACTGCAGGGGACGGACCCGGTCCCCGACATCATCAAGCTGCAGTATCAGATCCCCAGAGACGAGATCGCCACTGATCAGTTCGGCAGGATTGACACAACGACTGTCACCTCGAACTATTTCGTTCAGTATCCGTCCATCATCTACACGCGGAAGAAGCCGCCAGAAGAAGAGGAGGGCGAGGGTACCTCCCTGGCTAACCAGGACATGACGACTGTCAGCCGTCCGCCCAAGCCAGTCTCCTCTTGCGGCAACGAGCCCCCAGAGCCCGGTGACGCCGGCCAGGATGAGCCCGTTCA